CGACCCCGGATACTCTTTCTCACAGCGATCATTTTGATGTTTGATTGGGGCGCGGGAGGCAATGTACGAGGTCAACTGAGCCCGGCATATAGCGTAAGCCTGACCCTCGGTGCACTGGTCTCCAAGAGAACGACACGATTCCGCATTAGCAGATACGATGCCAGCGCCACCGCCGGTATAGACACCGGCGAGAATGATGAGTGCGAGCATGACGCGCAGTGCGGCGCGCATCAGCTGAAGTCCACGAAGATGATTGCGCAGGCGACCAGCCATGCGCCGAGCCAGATCCAGCCTTCCATAACACGTCCCCTGCCCCGTTGTGGCGCGTCCCAAGAGACCGGCGGGAGGGAGTCGGCCCTGCCCGCCGGTGGTTGTTACAGGGCGCGGCGAACCCACTTGTAGACGGCGATGCCGACGAACACGAGGATCACTGCAGCGCCGATATCGGAGACCGAGGACTTGGCCGATTCGATGGCGCTCACGACGCCACTGACGTCCACACCGCCGCCGCCGCCCGAGGCCATGGCTGGGAGTGCCAGCATCGCGGCGGAGCCGGTGGCGACCAGGGCGGCAGTCTTGCCCTTCAGGGAATCGATGTACTTCTTCATGTGTTGCTCCTAGTTATAGATGGACTTGCGAATGAGCCGGAACGCGTAAGCCGCAGCCCACAGGAGCGCGATTTTTGCCCCTATCAACTGCGCATCCTCAACCGGCAGCTCCGGCAGTAGTGACGGCTGAGGAATCCAGACCACCGCCGTGCAGGTGCCCGTCGTGGCGTCGAAGTTCGCTTCTAAGCACGCGGGCATCAGCACGGCCATGGGTTATGCCTTTGTGGGGATGGACGGAGCAGACTTCGCGCCCAGGGGAAAGAGGTCGACGTAACGCTTGAGCGTCAGCTCGCCGTACTGACCCAGTGCGAAGGACTTCGGGTCGATGTCGTACTCCCCGACCGGATAGGCCGGACGCTGGCCGAGGCCGACGCGGAACGGCAGTTCATAACCGTTACCGAGGTCGAGGCCGGCCATCTGTGAACGCATGATGGTTTGGGTTTTCTGGTTGTGCTGCTCTTCGACGGCAGCAGACTTCACGCGGCAGATCGGCATAGTTCTTCTCTCACGAATTTGTGTAGGGCGTCACCCTTGGCAATACCGCGAAATCGTCCGGGGTGACCGTCTCGGAGGATGCGGGCCTCGCATACGTCAGACCACGAATGGCCGAACGCACCGCGCAGAACATTGAGTGCCGGGCCGACCTGACGCTCCATCCAGAGCACCATCGCCTCGGCAGATACTTCGACTTGCTTGCGAATCGTTTTGAGGCGGGTACACACGCCTTCGATGAGTTCGCTCATGACGCTGTATGCCCCGCGCAGATACGCGCCGGGATCAAGCAATGTGTCCAGGGGGACTTCAACATGCTTGCCGTACAAGCGGACCTCAGCACGCACCCACGGCGACGATGCAAGGCCAAGCTGTTTGCCCTTCTCGTACACGCACAGCTCTTTGTGGCCTTTTCCGCCGACATAGAGGGTTGAGCCGGTGCCGTGGCCCTCATCGGACATGAAGCGATGCCTAGGCGGGCAACCGCCCTCGCAGAAGTCCCCGGCAGCGGCGCGCTCTCGCAGCGCATGGACGTTCAACCGGGTGCCCTCGTAATCGTCGTGGGCGCAATCCACGCGACTGATCCGCGCGCGAAGCATCGTGGCTTGCTTGTGGACGTGGGCCCAGTTCTTAACCCACTTGCAGCCTGCGCCGGTCAGGCTGACGCAGATGGTCTCCTTGTTACCGCTGACGCCGATGCGGCCGACAAGCTCACCGTCTCGGTCGATGAGAAACGCTGACAGCGCGTAGAAGTTCCAGTTCTTTTCGCGGAGAGCGCCTGCAACGACTTCGCCACGAAAACCGAACAGCTTGTACAACAAAAGCTCGATGTTGCTACAGCGAAAGTCGTCAACAACGGATTGGGGCATCACAAGGGTCAGGTAGTCGATGATCGCGGTTTGCTGACCCTTTTGGCCCGTGTTACTCCCCGGGCCAACCTCCGCCCCTCCCTGCCCCTTTTCACCGGTCGATACCGGGGAAAAGCCCTCGCTCGACGGCATGCAGGCGAGCATCAGGCGTGCGGAATCAGCCATGGTTGGCCTCCCGGATGCGAGTAAGACGGCGAGCGCGCAGGAAGCGCCGGACACGGAATTCCCAGCGATCAAGGTCGAAGCGGGCGAGCACGCTCACGGCTATGCAGACAATCCAGAGCATGCCGACGGCGCGAGTGATCTGATCCCACTGGTCGAGGGGGACAACGAGACAATCAGCCACGGCGCACCTCGGCCGATGCCTGGGCGACGAATGCGGCGTCACGAATTGCCTTGGTGCCCTGCTCTTCTCGGCGGTCGATACCCCACGCAACGAGACGAGCAATTCCGATCACAACGATGAGCGCTGCAACGGCCGCTACGG